CTACGAGGCACTGCAAGCTGGAAAAGATTACCAGCATTTTTCAAAAACATTCACTGATGACGAAAAGGGCAGAGCCCTTTGGCAGAAAAAAACCCTGGGGTGGCAAACTGCCGCTATCAGCTCGGCTCTCGACTTCATAAAGGGACAAAACTAATGGGAATGCTCACTCACAAACAACCAATTTACGATGACGGTCGAACGAAACAAGCGTTCCGCGACGAGACCGACATAAACAAAATACTCATGCGTGCCCAGAAAACGGGCACCATATCTCACTTACAAAAACATGAGGGAAGCTATGGCAACTTCAGTGACTTTGACTTCTTCGGTAGCATGCTCATGCTTACAAAAGGGCGCGAAATATTCGACGACCTGCCATCCGAAATACGATCCGAATTCAATAATTCTCCCGCTGGATTCTTCGACTACGTTAACGCTCCAGAAAATAAAGAGCGATTGCAAGAACTCCTACCGGCGTTAGCCGAACCAGGGAGACAAAACATCGACTTAACCGCTTCAGCGGATGCTGTCGAAAACCCGCCTCCTGAGGCGGAAAAACAACCCGCCGTGGGCGAGGAGCCCGAGGCGGAAATACCACCAAAGGTGGAAAAATCTGCGGAACCCGCAGACACAGTTCCTACTACTTGATGGGAACTGGCTAGGTGACACTAGTCACCTAGCACAACAAGAGCACCAAAGGGGCTCGCCAAAAACACGACCAAAGCGGCTCAGCGAAGCTTAGCGACGCGTAGCAGAGCGGTGCGTAGCCTTGGCCGCTGAGGAGTGTAAAAAGGCGCACAGCGCCTACAGCTCCCGGCAGGGCGGGGGTCCGGGGGCGGAGCCCCCGGCTAGGAAACAACAAAAAAAGAGTGTATAAACACTCATACCCCCCAAGGGTGGGGGGTCTACGGGGGGGTTCGATATCAAAAATTCAATCAAAAAATTAACGCTGGTTGCCTTCGTTCTGGCGTCGATGGGCTGCACCGTCACGTCGCTACAATGCGGCGTGGATGGTGACAGCTCCTATGTCAATCTGAACTCAACTCCGTCAACGCTCAGCCAAAACACAAGGAACATGGCGGAGCTTTGCTCATTCGCGTTCGACCAGGAGGAAGCATGAAACGCAGACATAAAATGTCGAAAAAAAAATCCCGCCGAAACTTCTCGAGGAACTCAGGAGTCCATCCGAAAAACACACGTAGCCGGCCACAACGTGGCGGCATTCGTTTATGAGAAGGGTAGTCTGGTACAAAAGAAAATCTGACGGCCAATTAATAATTGGCTGGCGACCACTCAAGGAGTGGTACTGGTGCCATGCTACTCGCCTCTCTTAGGTTACAAGGACTCCGTTAGTGGCGGACTTACTTTCAAAAAAACCAGCACAACAACACAAAAAATGGAAGTGGCTTGCGGCCAGTGCCTTGCTTGCCGTCTTGATCGGACTCTCATGTGGGCTATGCGAATCGTCCACGAAAGCACTCTGCATCAAGATCACTACGGCAATTGCTTCATCACTCTTACCTATCGAGAACGATGCAACGCAAACAAAAAACAAATCAAAAACGGATACTACGTTCCGTCGGACTATTCACTCGATAAAACACACTTCCAAAAATTCATTAAACGGCTCCGGAAATACCACAAGCAAAAAATTCGCTACTTTCATTGTGGCGAATACGGAGACGAAACACTTAGACCTCACTACCACGCAGCACTGTTCAATTGCTCATTCCCAGATCAAAAAATCTATCGAAGCGATGAGGGAATCAATACTTATGCTTCGGCTTTGCTACAAGAACTCTGGCCTTACGGATTCAGTACCATCGGCGAACTCAACTTTGACACTGCGTCCTATATTGCCGGGTACATACTCAAAAAAGTCACGGGCTCTAAAGCCGCTGACGAATATCTCAGAAGCGACCAATATGGCGTCGCGTTCTGGGTGTCATCACCCTACGTTACAATGTCCCTGGGTCATCGATGCGAAGAGCATCGCGGGTTACCGAAAAGACCAGGCGAATGCAAAAAATGCTCGGGCGGCATAGGCGCAGACTTCTATGAAAAATATAAAACAGATATGTACCCATCGGACGAGACTCCCGTCCCAGGCAAGGGCGTCGTGCGTAAAGTACCCAGGTACTATGACAAAATTCTCAAGGAAGAAAATCCTGACCTACTTGCAATGGTTAAAGAACTCCGAGCGGAGTTCGTTGCAAATCACAGGGAAGATTTCACGCCCGAACGACTAATGGATAAATACAATGTCGCGCGGGCAAAACAACGCACAAAAACGAGGGCTCTCTAATGAAACTTAATATCTATACAATCTACGACACGGCTTCTGGACTCTATATGCGTCCGTTCTGTCAACAATCAGACGGCGCGGCGATTCGCACATTTAGCGATCTGGCTATGGATCCAGAGTACGAAGTCGGAAAACACCCGGAAGACTATTCGCTCTTCCGGATCGGCGTTTACGACGATAATACTGCAGCCATCGCGGTCGAAGATCGCGAATGCCTGACTACTGCGCTCGAGCTGGTCTCGAAAGCGCTTAACAACAAATCTCAATCAGACCTGCCATTAGGTGAACTTCAATGAAAAGCCAACACCAATTTTCACAAGTACCGCGCGCGGATATTCCGCGCTCGTCGTTCAATCTATCGCATGGTCTTAAAACAACCTTCGATGTAGATGGCCTGATACCAATCCTGGTCATGGACATTATTCCGGGGGATACGTTTAACGTGCAGGCGTCATTCTTCATGCGCCTGGCAACTCCGCTGCATCCAATACTGGACAACATGTATGCAGAAACGTTCTTCTTCTTCGTCCCGTACCGAACCCTGTGGGACAATTTTGAAAAAATGCACGGTGCGCAGGACGACCCAGGGGACTCCATCGACTTTACAATCCCGGTCTTGTCCGGGAACACATCAATAGGTGTCGGCGATCTTGCCGACTACATGGGCGTACCGCCCGGCTTGCTCACGGATACAACAAACGTGAGCGCCATGCCCTTCAGGGCATACAAAAAAATCTGGAATGAGTGGTTCAGAGACGAAAATTTACAAGACTCTCAACTACCACCAACGGACAATGGTCCGGACACAAGTAGCGAGGTAGGCTACGGAGCCATACCGAAAGTCCGCGGTAAGCGGTTCGACTACTTCACCTCATGCCTAACTTCTCCACAAAAAGGGACTGCGGTAGCACTCCCGCTCGGGACTTCTGCTCCCGTGAAAACATCCGTGGCTGGACAAGCCAGCGGAACACAAGAGGGTATGCGAATGTTATTCGCGAGTGGCGGCGGTGCGCCGACCAACGATCGCGGTGCCGGTTTCGGCACTGTCGACGACGCTCTCCGGGTGGGCCCAACGGCTACGCACACCGGGGGCGCTCTTTATCCCTCTAATCTATTCGCGGACCTGGCTACTGCTACGGCCGCAACAATCAACGACATTCGGTTAGCGTTTCAGACGCAACGCCTGCTGGAGCGCGATGCGCGATCAGGCACTCGATATGTCGAAACACTTAAAGCCCATTGGGGCGTAACTTCACCAGACTTTAGACTGCAGCGCGCCGAGTTTCTCGGCGGCGGATCATCGATAGTAAACATCACGCCAGTCGCACAGACGTCTGGACAACCGACTCCGGTATCCGACGACATGCTCGGGCAGCTTGCTGCATTCGGAACCGTGAGCGGTACACATTCATTCTCTAAATCATTCGTCGAACACGGCGTTCTCATGGGACTGCTTAACGTCCGCGGCGACGTAACATACTCTCAAGGACTGGATCGCATGTGGTCGAAGGCCACGCGTTATGACTTCTTCTACCCAGTCCTGTCACAAATCGGCGAACAGTCGGTACTCAATAAAGAAATCTGGCTTAGTTCAGATGCAAATGACGATCTGGTTTTCGGCTATCAAGAAAGATATGCCGAATATCGCCATGCGAACTCTCGGCTGTCTGGCCTGTTCAGGCCTGACGCTGCCAGCACATTAGCGAGCTGGCACTTATCCGAAGACTTCGCAACGCTGCCGACACTTGGCAGCAACTTCATCAAAGGAAACACCGCGGTCCCGCTCGATCGAGCGATCGCGGTATCAACAGAACCACACTTCATCGCAGACCTGTACTTCAGTATCAGAGCTGCACGGCCAATGCCCGTCTATGGCGTCCCAGGTAACCTTGATCGCCTATGAACACGCGAAAAAAACAACGCGGTATGGTCGACCCAGGTACAGCAACAATTCTTGCGTCCGCTATTGGCGGACTATTCGGGGCGTCCGGGCAATCAAAGGCCAACAAAAAAAATATACAACTGTCCCGTGAACAAATGGCGTTTCAAGAACGCATGTCTAACACGGCTGTCCAGCGCCGGATGGCGGACTTAAAAAAAGCCGGAATCAATCCAATACTTGCTGGCAAATTCGACGCGTCGGCTCCTGCAGGCGCTATGGCGACGGTCGGGAACGTCGGCGCGGCTGGCGTCGACGCGGCACAAAAAGGGGC